GCGGCTGGCGCAGCCTCGGGGAGGTGGCCGGTGAGCGCGCACATCGCCCGCCAAAAGGTGAAGGATGGATCAACCCGCTGGCGCGTTCGCTGGTGGGAGAAGGGCCGGTTACAGTCGAAGACCTTCGTCAAGCGCTACGATGCTGAGATGTTTGCGCGCAAGGTGGGCGTCATCAAAGTAGGCGCACCTACCGAGAACGAAGTGAATGCATTAAAATACAAGGTAGAGGACTGTATCAACGCGACGCACTCCGCCTTCAAAAGTGGTGTAGTAGCCGGTGGCGGGATTGCACTCGCAGAGATTAAGACCTCAAGCGAAATCCTGAACGCAGCACTGCAAGTTCCCTTCCGACAACTTAAAAACAACGTTGGTCTCGATGATCACCGACCGCTCAAAGTGGGCGAGGCGATCAACGTCGTGACCGGCGAGATCGGCCCGTGGCAAAAGGTAGGCGTCATGGACCCGGTCGACGTGCTCATCGCGCAGGTCGAAAGCGCAATCTCGATCGCATCACTCCTTGCAACAACGAGTGGGATGATCGTCGAGGAGCCAAAGCACCTTAAACAGGAACAGGAATAAAACCATGAACATCTGGCACATCATCGTCGTAAAAATCAGCAACATCGTTGCCGTTGTCCTCATCTTCGTAGGACTCTCTCAACCAGTAATTCCGCCACAGACAACGATCATGGACATCCAACCGTCAGGCCAAGTGATCTCAACCACCACCCCAGAGCAACCGGCAATGCCGCCGTCCGCACCAAAGGTGATTGTCGAGATTCCCGCGCCGAGCCCTGCAGTGCAGACAGCTCCGACAACTACCACGGCCACCACCACTCCTATTCAAGAGCCGACGCCGGCACCGCCAGCTTCGCAACCAATCTATGTGCCGATATACATCATTCAGCCGGCACCGGCACCAACGCCAACGCCGACGGTCGAACCAATTAAAATTGAACCAATCGATATGAAATCAATCACCATCATCAGCCCGACACCGGGCAAAGGTCTCGGACGTCGGTACGAGGCGATTCCTCAAGAATGCGCTCTTACTGTGGCAACCAATGCGGGAAATGTTGAGCCCCTATGTTCTTACGATGAGGCGAACTACGTCGTGCTCGGTCTCGTCGTTAAAAACGGTGCGGACGAGGTCATGAAGGATACCCATGTTGTAATCACCGCCACCAATGAGAGACAGAATAAGACGATCAATAATACCGGCAGTGTCACTCCGATCTACGTCAACGGAGTGAAAATCATCACGCACTTCTACCCAATCACTTACTACTTCATGACGCCGGGCGAGCACGTTATAATATTCAAGGCCATAGGCATGACTGAAAGTGTCACACTTCAGGTAGCCGAGGCCACACGACCTTAATATGGAAAACGCCGCCACATATCTCGAAGCAATCGTCAAACCACTCGTGGGCCGGCCCGAAGCCGTGCAGATCGAGAGCAAAAACGACGACCGCGGCGTACTCCTGACGCTCACGATCGCAAAAGAGGACATGGGCAAGATCATCGGCAAGCAGGGCGACACCGCCCGGGCACTGCGCCGACTGATCCGTCAATGGGGCATGACGCACGAAGCCCGAATTGCAATCAAAATAAACGAACCAATCGCATGACAAAAAGCCACCTCACAATCGACGACGTCAAGCCATATGGCAAAAACGCCAAAAAGCACCCAGATGACCAGCTCGAACGGCTGGCAAAGTGCGTGCAGATGGTGGGGTGGCGCATCCCGACCCTCGTAAACCAACAGGGTACGATCGTATCTGGGCACGGCCGGTGGATGAGCTACCTGCGCTTCAGAGAGGAGCTCGAGCTCAAGCCGATATGGATCATCGACGACACCGGCAAGACCGTAAGCGGAGAAGCATCGTCATCACCACTCACCCCGGAGCAAGAGGAGATGTACCGCATCGCGGACAACTCCTTGAACGAGAGCGAATGGGACAAACAAGTTCTGATTGCTCTCCTCAAAGAGCTTCCAATCGAAATGCTTCTGATCACCGGCCTACAGCGCATAGTAGTCAAAAGCAGCGACATCGATGACGTCGTGCCGGCCCTACCGACTACGGCAAAAAGCAAGCTCGGGGACTTCTACGAATTGGGCGAGCACAAAATCTTGTGCGGCGACTCAACCAAAGAGGAGACATACAAAAAACTGATGGGCAGCGCGAAGGCCGACATGGTCTTCACGGATCCGCCCTACAACATCGACTACCACGGCTCGGGCAAAAACACCTCGACACGCCAGTCTTGGCATGGGCGACTACCGCGCCAAGCATGAGCCATTCTTCTACGCCACGATCAAAGGCACAAAGCCGCTATTCTACGGCGACCGCACCAACACAAGCGTGCTCAATTTCCAAAAGAGTGATGCGGAGCTCGCCAAGTGGGCGAAGCAACAGCGTGACCTCGAAAAAGCCGGCAAGATGACCATATGGACAATGAAGCGCGAGCCCACGCAGGATTACGTACACCCGACTCAAAAACCCGTTGAGCTCGTTATGTACGCGCTCGCAAACAACAGCAAGGTCGATGACATCGTGCTTGACCCCTTCCTCGGATCAGGCACAACGCTGATAGCGTGCCACAAAACGAACCGGGCATGCTACGGCGTAGAGCTCGACCCGAAATGGGTAAAGATCTCCTGCACAAGAAGTGCCCGAACTGCAGTACGCGCTTAGAGGATAGCCGGCTGTATTTCGTTTGCCCTAACCCTCACCCCACGGACCCGAATCGCAGCTACTTCTTCATCAAGAAAACAACTGCAGCAGAATACCTCCTGAACCCAGATCATCCGGCCAACTTCTGCCTCTCCGAACATGAGAGGGCAACGGTCGAGCAAGCTATCCAAACAATGGGAATCGTGGTATAATAAACACATGAAAAAGCGCAAAAAAAAAGCTGGCAGGAAGGAAAAAATTGACAAATACATCCTTACGAAATTAGAGGACGCTTTCACCAACGCCTTCAGCGATGAGCAGGCGTGTGCTTATGTTGGTATTTCAACCACGACACTCTTTCGATATGAGACAAAACATCCGGCATTTCGTAATCGCAAAGCAATGCTCAAGAAGCGCCCTGACATCAAGGCAAAGCAGACGGTCGTATCAAACCTCGGCAATTCAAGCGATGCATGGCGATGGCTCGAACGGCGCGACCCGGAATTCAAGCCGACAAGCAAGCTCGAACACGCCGGAAGCATTGAAGTAGCAGACCTGACCGTAAACATGAGCCCCGAGGAAAAGGCCGCCCTCGCGGCATTGAGTGCCGCACGCCGGAAGCGCATCGAATCAGAAAGCGATAAAATTAAATGAAAGCATTCTGGAAAAAACCACAATACATCAAAGTCGCGGAAATCACCGGCTCAATCAAGGTGAGCAATGAAAAGCCACCTATCTGGGATGACGTCTGTGGGGCATTCGGCATCAAGCCCGAGGCGTACTTCACTTACGGCGACACGATTTACAACCCGAGCAAACTCCCGCTCATCGCTGACATCATTGAGCACGAAAAAGTGCACATGGAACAGCAAAAGCATAATGACGTCGATGCCGCGCTCTGGTGGGGCCGGTATCTGCGAGAGCCCGAGTTTCGGCTCGACCAAGAGGCACGCGCCTATGGCCGGCAATACGAAGTGATATGCAGCGTCGTGAAGGATCGCAACCAGCGCAATCGATACCTGATGGCGCTCTCGCGGTCGCTCTCTGGCCCGCTTTACAACAACAGCATCGGTCAGGTCGAGGCCATGCAGCTTATCAAATCATTTGCAAAAATAAAACAATAAAATTACTTAAGGCAAAAAAAAATAATTATGATAGACCACTGCAACAACAGCATTGCCGGTGACCACAAGTTCTTCAAGATCAAGAATCTCTCGGACTACGTGCAGGGATCGCCAAGCTACCGGGCAGCCAGAGAAGGCGTGCTCGTCGTCTGCGCCTCATGCGGCGAAGTGCGCGAAGCATGGGAGACGGGCGAGGTAGTAACTCGACCGGCACAACCGGCCGCAAAGCCATATGACCCAAATAGCACGACCAACAATCCCCAAAATTGAGACAACGGTCGAATCAGAGAAACTCGCCAACTACAAGGTTGATGCGTGGATCGATTACCACCACATCAAAAACGAGAAGGGCGATGCAATGGACTGGCATAAGCACCAGTTCCTGATCGACATCTACAACGACCAGAGCGACAACCTCGTAGTAATGAAGCCGGCGCAGGTCGGCCTTTCAACATTGGAAATACTGAAAAACATCCGTGATGCGGAGATGAGGAAAATGGACATCATCTACACATTACCAACTGAGGGTGACGTCCAGCAATTTGTCGGAGGCAAGGTGAACCGCATCATCGCCAACAGCTCGCACCTCGGGGCCCTGACGGCCGACAAAGACAGCATCGAACAAAAGCAAATCGGCTCAAGCATGATTTACTTTAGGGGGACTTGGACAAAGAAATCGGCTATCATGATCACCGCAGACCGGCTTGTTCACGATGAGAAGGATACCTCGAAACAGGACGTCATCGCGGACTACCAAGCTCGTCTGCAGCATTCAAAATTCAAACAAACCCACGTGTTCAGCCACCCGAGCGTTCCGAACTCCGGCGTGGACATGGAATGGCAGATCAGCGACCAAAAGGAATGGTTCGTCACCTGCCCGCACTGCAAGCAAGTTCAAATCCTAACATGGAACACCGAGGACCCGCGCAAGATGAGCATCGACCTCGCCATCAAAGAATTCATCTGCAAAAAGTGCTGTGGCATCCTCGACTGGCACGCACGGGCAAAGGGTGCATGGCGAGCGAAAAAAGGAACGGAAGACGCGAAGTGGTCGGGCTATCACATCAGTTTGCTCATGGCGCCGTGGATAACCGCGGCAGAGATCATCGCCAAGTATTTTGAAATTATGGCCGGCAAACAGACGATGGATTTCTTCTACAACAAAATCCTCGGGCTTCCCTACGCCGGGAGTGGCAACGCCGTGACAGAGGCCACGATCAAAGGCGCGGTCACGGTAGAGCGCAATCTCTACCCCGGACGAATGGTCATCGGCGTCGACACCGGCATCAACCTGCGCTACGTCTACGGCAACAAGCAAGGACTGCTCGGATATGGCCAGATGAAGGACTACATGCCGGATGGCGTTAATAAGTTCGCAATCAATCAAACACTCGAATACTTCCTGAAAACATTCCCGGACTCCATCATGATCGTGGATCAAGGCGGAGATATCATCGGCAGCCGCAAGCTCCGCGAAAAATACCCGGGGCGCGTCTACCTCTGCCATTACGCTCGGGATCGCAAGACCATGCAGCTGATCAGATGGGGCGACAAAGACGAATACGGAAACGTGCTCGTCGACCGCAACCGCATGATTCAACTCGTGATCGACGAGTACCGCGACAAACGCATCAAGTTGTTCCGTGGCCGGCCCGAGGACTGGCACGAATACTGGCTGCACTGGTCTCACATCTATCGCGTCAAAGAGGACGACAATCTCGGCGTACCGCGCTATGTGTGGATGAGAAGCGATCGGGACGACTGGGTGCATGCAACCGTCTACTGGCGAGTCGGGATCGATCGATTCGGCGGGCGTGGCGGAATCGTAGGACTGGATCCGACGCCAGAGCCGGACAGCTACCTCGTGAATCCCGATCAGACCGTGGACTTCGACCCGCACAAAATGTTCGGATCAAAGGACGCGCTGGCCGAGGAGCCGTGGTGGGCCGGCCAAGAGGAGAACGATTGGCGTAATGAGTAATCTATTGTATAGCAATTAAAAAAATGGTATAATAACAGTATGTCATCAATTTTAGACGCATTCTATTCCCTCGGCAAAAATCTCAACAAAGCGAGAGGCAAAAGCGCAGAGGTGGAGACAGAGCAAGGAGTCGTCTCCGAAAAGTTCCCCGAGCTCAAACTCGACACCGACAATATCGAGCTCTTGAAACTGACATCTAAGTGGCAAAAGACGTGGATTGAATCCGACGTCTACAAAAAATGGCTGATCAAGATTGATTACAATGAGGACTACTGGAAAGGTAAGCAACACGATCAACCGAAGGCAGACAAGAATCGTCCGCTCGTCGACAATGTCATCTTCGAATCGCTTGAAACATACCTGCCGCAAGTAACGCGGCGCAATCCCGATCCGATGGTCACGCTCCGCCGCACGGAGAAACAGACCCCGGAGAATTTGGCATACGCGCAAGAGCTCCAAAAAGAGCTCGCAGAGATTGCAGACGAAGTCGTCCTGCGTCTCAAATTAAAAAAGGGAGCCCGACATTGGGCGATCTATCTACTTGGCGCATTGAAGCCCGGGTGGGATTTGAATAAAGACATACCGACCGTGAAAGTCGTCCGGGCAAAGAAGCTCATCCTCGATCCCGATGCAACGATCGACGAGGACGGCTACACCGGCGAATACATCGGTGAGCACCGCAAGCTCCCGGCATCCGACATTCTCTCCATGCTCGAAGCAATCGGAGGCGAAGATGAAGGGATAAAGAAAATCAAAGAGCTCGCGATGAAGGACAACCAGCCGGCCCTCGCAACCGAGATCGGCTTCATAGAATGGTGGACGGATCAATACATCTGCTGGACTCTCGCCGACGACAAAGTGCTGATGAAAAAGAAAAATCCGCACTGGAATTACGACGATACAACCAAAGAGGAAGCGCCATACGATGAGCAAGGCAATCCGCAACTCGACGAGCAAGGCCAACCGCTCATGGTGGATAACACCGCCGTCGGCGTCAACCATTTCTCCGTGCCACGCAAACCATACGTGCTTCTCTCCGTGTTCAACCTCGGCAAACAGCCCGTAGACGAAACCTCGCTCATTGGCCAAAACCTCGCAAGCCAAGACCTCGTCAACAAGCGGCTGAAACAGATCGACAAAAACGCCGACAGCATGAATGGTGGCATGGTCGTCTCGCTCGAACGATCGGGACTGACGCAACCGCAAGCAAAAGGCGTGACCGAAGCATTGAGACGCGGAGGCACGGTAACCATTCCGGCCGGAGCCGTGACAGACGCAATCGCACGCATGAGCGCACCTGCCCTGCCCGCGGACATCTACCTGCAGCTGCAAGATACACGGACACGCATGCGCGATATCTTCGGCACCCGAGGATCAAGCCCGGCAGGCCTTGCAACCGAGGACACCGTAAGAGGCAAACTGCAAAACCGAGCCCTCGATACGGACAGAATCGGCGGCGGATTCAGCGAGTACCTCGAGCAGATGGCGGACAACATATACAACTGGTTTGTACAGCTCCTTTACGTCTACGATGACCGCTATGCCAACACGCCAAAACCAAAAGTGCGTGTGAGTGTCAAAGAAGGATCACTGCTTCCAAAGGACAGCATGACCCTTGCCAATCAGGCGATTGAACTTGCCGGACAAAACCGCATGGCTCTGATCGACCTCTACAAAGCACTTGATTACCCGAACCCGGAGGAGACGGCCGCAAATGTATGGCTTGAAGTCAACGCGCCAGAGATTCTGTTCGCAAACGATCAGCGCATTCAACAGGTGGTAGAAGCACGCAAAAACGCGAGTGCGGCGAAACCGCCGTCCGAATCCATAAACTTCAAGGACTTGCCTCCCGAAGGTCAGGCGCAGATGGCTGAACAGGCCGGTCTGAAACTGCACCCGGAAGCCCTCGCCGCATTCCATGAGAATAAGGCGAAGGAGGAGGCAGCCAAAGAAGTGGCAACGGAGGCGGGCAAAAGGTCGATACCGCTTCCGGCAATACCGAAAGGTGGGGCGCAAGAATAACCAAAAATAATATGCCATTCACTTCAAAAGCTCAAGTAAGATATATGTTCGCAAAGCATCCAAAAATAGCCAAAGAGTTCGCGCATGCGACGCCCAACATCGCCGCCCTGCCCAAGCATGTCAAGAAGCGCAAAGGGCCGGCAATACCTGATTTGCGTAAAATCAAACAAAAATGACTTGTTGACAAGTTTTAAATATGGTATAATTAAATTAACTAACAGACGTTTCGTTCTGCGCGTCAGAAAAACAAAGCAGATCGCACAAAAATATGACTGAAGAAAACATGGTAGACGTCGAGCAAGAGGGACAGATTAACCTCAAGCCCGAATCGGAGAACGATGACTCCGAGGACTCACCAACCGAAACAAACGAAACGGATGATGCTGGAGCTTCCGACCAGCCAGATAAAAAAGAGGATGATCCCGACAAAGACAAACCGTTTCACGAACACCCTCGGTGGAAGCAGCGCGAGACAGAGTGGGAGTCACGATTCAACGAACAGGAAACGCGCCACCAAGAGGATTTGAAGGGGATACGTGAGGAGTTCGGAAAAGCCCGCAAGGACAATTCCGAGCAAGTCAAAATTCCTTCATGGTTCGGGGGTACTCAAGAGCAGTGGGACGCGTACCGAGATGACCGCGATAAAGAACTTAAATCTGCAGAGGATCGTGCATATGATCGTCTGAAGCAGGAAGGTTCAGCAAGCGACAAAGCGGTCAAAGAGGCAACGGACTACATGCAAAGCGAGATCACTTTCCTTGAGAGCGACAAAACTCTCAACCCGGAAGGGAAGAAAGTGGACCCGAACAAGCTCTTAAAAATCGTGATGGACAACGACCTCGTCGATAGCAAAGGACGATGGAACTACAGGGCCGGCTTCAGAATGATGAAGTCATCGCCAGCAGCTCCAACCGCACCCAAGCCCGGCGAACGGAAGGTCATCGCGGGAGCAACCAATTCTGAATCGAAAGGAGAATCAAAGCCGGCACCCTACAAAACCTCGGCCGATTTCAAAAAGAATCGCCCGTGGTAGTCGAAAGTAGGTGGCCGCAATACTCAATCAGCTTAAATAATTAACCACCTACATCACCATGACTGAACTATATGGACAACGTGTCCAGACAACGGTGCAGACTGAGTACTTACCATACTTAGTCGACACAATTTTAGGATCAAACGTCCTGTTCCAGCGCGTCGTTCGCGCTGCGAAGAAATGGAGCGGGCGGACGTTGCGAGTACCTGTAAAGGTCTCGAAGAACACCACTGGCCAATCGTTTCGCGGTATGGATACCTTCTCGGTAGCCGCCACGGATAATCGCCAGTTTATGGAGTTCACGCCCAGCTTCTACCAGATCACCTGCTCATTGCCGGGTGACGAGCTTTCTGTTGCCGATACGGATTCAAAAATCCTCGACATGATGAAGCTCACGATCCAATCCGACACCGAAGATATGGCCGACGACCTCGGTGCAATCTTCTACTCGGACGGGACAGGCAACGACAGTAAGGACCCATTGGGACTTGCCGCACTCGTCGACGATGGATCATCTGTCGCCAACATCGGTGGGCTCGCTCGCGCGACCTACACGACCCTCAAGGGAACAGTAACCGCATCAGGCGGAACGCTTACTCTTGCGAAGTTCGACACCCTGTGGATTAACACCGCAACCGGCTCACAAAAGCCATCTGCGTTCTACACCACGGAAGCGATCTTCAACTTCTACGGCCAGCTGCTTCGCCCGCAAGAGCGAATCACAAAGGACGCCTCCCTCATGAAGGGGCTCTCCGCCGGCACGGGATTCACTGCGCTCTCCTACAACGGCAAGCCAGTGCTCATGGATGAGAAATGCACCTCGGGTGCGCTCATCGCCGTAAGAGAGGACGACCTTGACTGGTTCGCCCTGCCTTATAAGTTTGCAAAACCGGTCTCGTACAAATCCCAAGTCGAAGGGAACGATTATGAGGCACCGATTGGGCTCGGCTTCTCTTGGAGCGACTGGATCATTCCAGCCAATGCTGCAGGCGTCGTCGGCCACATCTACTTCGGCGGACAGTTTATCACTCGAAACCCGAAGCGCCACGGCAAGCTCACCGGCATCACCGGATCCTAACAGTTTCCCCTTGACCTCGAGTCTGGGTAACCAGATTACGGGAGAGGGTTAAAATACAAAAACATGACCGACAAACTTAGAAACCATATCCCCGCCCTACGGTACGGAGCAAAAATCTTCCCAGAGGACATCGCAGGATTACTCGGCCTACCCTACGTAGGAAGCGTGATCTATGTCGATGCAAACTCTGGCAGCGATTCCGCCAACAACGGAAGCGCCGCAGACAATGCCTTCGCCACCGTAGCCGCGGGCTATGCTGCAGCGACGAGCGGTAAGCACGATACCGTGCTCCTCGTCCCGTCTGGCGGCACTGGTCGCACCTCGGAAACGACTGCGATCACATGGGGCAAGCGCTTCACCCACCTCGTGGGCAACGCTGCTCCAACAGCGCAAGACGTGCGGGCCGGCATCAGCTTTGCCACAGGCGGCTCGCTCTCGATCACCGAAAACGGCTGCCTCTTCAAAGCGCTGACCTTCAACGGAACGGCCGACATTAACGTGCCAGTCACCATCAGCGGCGACTACAACAGCTTCATCGGCGTCGACTTCAAAGGTTCGCTTAACGCGACAACTGGCGACGACACGGCGGCAAGAGCGTTGTACATCAACGGCGCACAGGAAAACTACTTCGGAGCTTGTACCTTCGGAGCGGATACCTTT